TTCCTCGCGATCCCGTGCCACGGCCGCGCGACGTGCCCCCGCGCTCGGGCCCCGACGCAGGACCCGCCGCCGCGGCGGGCCCCACCGGGCAGGGCACCGCCAGCGCCTTTGTGGACGCCTGCCTGTCCCAGGCGGGCAAGCCCTACGTGTTCGGCGCGGAGGTCGCGGGCACAGAGCCCGGGCGCGCCTATGACTGCTCCGAGCTCGTGGAGTGGGCCTGCAGGCGGGTGGGCGTGTCCATCCCGGACGGGAGCTCCAACCAGATCAACCACTGCCAGCGCCACGGCACCATCGTCAGCGTGGACGAGGGCATCCGCACCCGCGGCGCGCTGCTGTGGCACTCCGGCCACATCGCGGTGAGCCTGGGCAACGGCAGGACCATCGAGGCGGCCAACCGCAAGACCGGGATCAAGAGCCTGGGCGCGGCGGGGCGCTTCGCACGGGCCGGTCGGGTGCCGGGGCTGCGCTACTAGGAGGCGGCATGGCCGAGGCGACCCTGCACCGCGGGCGCGTGGTGGCGGCGGGCCCGGAGGGCGTGCGCGTGGAGCTCACGGGACGTGACCCCGGCGCGGCGACCGCGCCCCTGCAGCACCTGGGGCCGCGCCCGGAGGTGGGCGAGGGCGTGGTGGTGGGGCGCGTGGGCACCTATCGCGACGACCTGGTGGTGCTGGGCGTGCTCGGCGGGCGCGCGGCGCTGCTGCTGCCCGAGACCACCGCGCCGGCCGACCCGCCCGTCACGGGCGGGCTGCTCTACGTGGAGGGCGGGCACCTGCACTACCTGAGCCCCGCCGACGTGGTCACCCAACTGGACGCCTGATGCGAGAACGCCGCTACTCCCTGGGCCTGCACGTCAACCAGGCGCTGCGCGCCAGGCGCGGGCGCTACCCCGCGGTCGAGTACGTGGAGGACCAGCGCCTGCTGCCCTACGTCGTGCCCGCCGACACCCCCACCCCCGTGCGCTTGGGCTGGCACCCGGTCGAGGACGGGGGCCACTCTTTCTCCGAGTTCGAGCAGCGCCGCTGGGACACCGACGCCCAGCGCCTGCGCTGCGCCAACGCCAGCGACCTCTACGACCTGCGCCTGCACTACACCCTGACCGCGCCCACGGCCCCGGTGCCGGTGGGCGAGAGGCCCGTGGTGGCCCCTGCCCCGCCCAGGCTCCCGGCCATGCTGGTCCACCGCGCCGAGATCACCGGGCCGGAGGACGCCTTCCTGGCCCACGCGCAGACCATCGCGGCCCTGCCCTACCCCGTGGTCTGGCAGTTCTCCGCCTACACCGAGGACCTGTTCCTGGCCAACGGCTGCGGCCTGTGGCTCACCTGCTCCACCCCCGTGCGCGTGGAGCGCCTCGCCCTGTTCATCGTCCAGCGACGCTAGGAGCCCACGTGGCGGAAGTGATGGCGGTGCCCTTCCGCCTGCGCGGGGGGCGCGTGGAGCGCATGGTGGTGGGCTCCGACGCCGAGCAGCTGGCCCTCATCAAGGTGCTGGCCGAGACCAGGCCCGACGAGCGCCTGCTGGCCCCCGCCTTCGGGCTGGAGGACCAGGCCTTCAGGGGCGGCTTCGACCTGGCCGCGCTGGCCGCGGCGATGGAGGTCTACGGGCCCGAACGCGAGCTCGGGGGCGCGACGCTGGAGGAAGCGGGCGATGCGCGCACGGCCGTGCGCGTGGAGGTGGTTTGATGCCCTCCCCCGACGTCCGCGGCTACCTGGACCTGACCCTGGACGACCGGGGGGCCACGGACCTGCTGCGTACCGCGGTGCTGAACTACGCCGTGTGGCTCCCCGACATAGAGCTCAGGGAGGGCCACACCGAGAGCGTGCTGCTGGAGTCCATGGCGGTGCTCATCTCCGAGGCCATCTTGCGCCTGAACCGCCTCCCGAGCGGCATGGCCGAGCTCCTGCTGGGGCTGTTCGGGCTCTCGCGCTCCATCGGCGCGGTGCCCGCCACCACCCTGCGCTTCACGTCCAACGGGGCCTTCCGCGTGGAGGCCCCCGCCGGGGTGCGCGCGCGCCTGGAGCTCCCCGGCGGGCTGGAGCCCGTGGTGTTCGCCACCACCGGGGCGCTGGTCATCGCGCAGGGCGAGACCCAGGCCGACGTCGCCGCCACCGGGGACCGCTACACCGCCGAGGCCAACGGCATCACGGCGGGCACGGCGCTCACCGCGCTGGATGCCATCCCCGGCGTGGACGCCGTGACCCTGGCGGCGAGCGTGACCGGGGGTGCCGACCCCGAGGACGGGGCCGCCTTCCTGGACCGGGGCATGGCCCTGCTGCGCAGCCTCTCCAGCGTGCTCGTGCGCCCCGACCAGTTCACCGCGCGCACCGTCACCGATCCGCGCTACCCGCGCGCCTGGACGGTGGACAACTACGACCCCGGACAGGCCGGGGCCCCCGGCGACCATCCCGGCCACGTCACCGTCGCGGTGCTGGGCACGGGCGGGACGCTGGTGCCCGAGCCCGAGCGCAGCGCGCTGGCGGGCTCCCTGGAGGAGGCGGCGCAGGCCAACCTGGCCGTGCACGTCATCGACCCCACCATCACCGACGTGGCCGTGGCGGCCACTGTGAGGGGGCGTCCCGGCTTCACCGACGCCGAGGTCCAGGCCAACGTCACCGACGCGGTGGGGGACCTGCTGGACCCCATGGCCTGGCCCTGGGAGACCACCGTCTACCGGCTGGCCGTGGTGGGCGCTGCCGATGACGCCGAGGGCGTGGCGCGCGTGGAGCAGGTGCTGCTCAACGGCGCGGAGGCCGACGTGACCCTGCCCGGTGTGGCACCCCTGGCACGCGCCGGGGCCGTCACCGTGACGGTGAACCGTTGACCCCGGCCACCCTGCTGGTGCCGGGGCCGGGGGGCCTGGAACCCAGGGCCGTGCCCGCGGCGGCGCGCTGGCTCTATGACACCCTGCCCCAGCGCTACCACGACGAGGACGCGGACCCCGCGCTGCAGCCCCCGGAGGACCGCCCCCTGCTGCGCTACCTGTGCGGGGTGGGCGAGATCCTGGACGGGCTGGAGGCGCTCACCGACCGCCTGGACTACACCCCGCCCGATGACGGGGGCGCGCCGGGGGACACCTCGGACCTGCTGGACCCCGACGCCGCGGACGAGGCCTGGCTGCCCTGGTTGGGCCGCCTGATCGGCGTGGACCTGGAGGGCGTCACCGGGGCCGTGGCGCGCAGGGACGCCATCCGGGGGGGCAGCGCGGGCTTCACGGCCGGGAACAGGGCGGCCATCGCCGCGGCCGCGCGCTCGGCCCTGACCGGCTCGCGCTACGTGCGCGTGGAGGACCACCTCACCTACGGCGGCGACCCCCCAGCCGTGCAGCCGGGTGGGGTGTGGGACGTGCTGCTCACCACCAGGGTGTCGGAGACCCCCGACCCCGGCGCGGTGCTGGCGGCGGTCGCGGAGAAGGGCAGCAAGCCCGCCGGGGTGGTGCTGCACCACAGGGCGTACCAGGCGTCCTGGGGCGTCATCGCCACCGAGCGCCCCACCTGGGCCGACTGGCACGCGGCGGGCAGCTGGGCCGCGCTCATGGAGACCGGAGCAGACTAGATGGTGGAGACCCGCACGCCGCGCTACGAGCTCCCGCAGTGGGGGGACGCGGACACCGACGCCCCGGACATGGCCGACTTCAACGAGGCCTTCCTGAAGCTGGACGCGGCCCCGGTGGACCTGCAGGGAACGCTGGCCACCAGGCCGGGGCCGGGGGTGGCGGGGCGCTACCACTGGGCCACCGACGCGGGCCTGCTGGCGCGCGATGACGGCACGGCCTGGCAGCCGGTGAGCGCGGCCCCCGGTAGCGCCCTGCCGGTGGTCACGTCCTCGGCCGCCAGCCTCACCGGCAGCGCCGCCGCCTACGCCCGCGAGGACCACCGCCACGGCTTCAACTCGGGCACGCCCACCACCAGCGCCGCCGGGGACGCCGCCGCCCAGGGCAGCGCCTCCGCGCTGGCGCGCTCGGACCACCGCCACGGCCGCGAGGCGTTCGGCACGCCCGTGGCCTCTGCCCCCGGCGACACCACCGCCCCCGGCGTGGCCGCCACGCTGGCGCGCGCGGACCACGTGCACGGGCGCGAGGCCGCGATCACCGTGCCGACTGCGGGCGGGGCCACGCCGCGCGTGGTCAACGTGGACGCGGGCGTCCCCGGTGTGGCCGTCGCCTACTCGCGGGAAGACCACGCGCACCAGGCGCAGGTGGACAACCCGGACGCGGTGACCCCCGGCAATACCACGTCCGCAGGCTTGAGCTCGCGTCTGTCACGCGCGGACCACCGGCACGCCGTTCCCGCTTTCGGCTCGGTGGGCCCCGTCACCACCGCCGCGGACGCTCGCAACAACGGGAGCGCCACCACGTTCGCGCGCGCCGACCACGTGCACGGTCGCGAGGGCTACGGCATGCCCGTGGCCTCGACACCCGGCGAGGCGTCCGCGGCGGGAACGGCCACCACCGTCGCTCGCTCGGACCACGTGCACGGGCGCGAGTCGCAACTCGTGATGTCGATTGCGGACGGCAAGCTTGCCAGCGACCTGCCGGGCCACTACCCGAACTACTCCGAACCGCAGAACGGTATTTTCTACATGACGTGCACGACAGCGAACGGATGGCCGCTCCAGGGCACCGTGCACACCGTCAAGCGCGCCGACTCCTATTGCTTCCAGGACGTCGTCGAACGCCCGACGACGCAGGCGCTTTCGCCGCGTCGCTACTACCGCGCGGCGACCTCGGCCAATAACTGGGGTCCCTTCGTGCAAGTCGCGTAATTACTTCTCCGACGGAAGTAGCAATAATGGTTGACGTCATGTCACGTTCCGCATGGGGCGCGATAGGGGGGCGCGGCAGCGCGGGGAAGGACCTGCGCAACCGTGTCATCATCCACACCAGCGTCACGCCCCAGGGCGACGGCTCGGTGGCCAGCGAGGTGCGCCAGGTCAAGGGCATGGAGCGCTTCCACGTCCAGACCCGCAAGTGGGACGGGATCGCCTACAGCTTCCTGGTGGGCAACTCGGGGACCATCTATGAGGGCCGGGGCTGGGGCCGCAACGGGGCGCATACCCAGAACGGGGGCAACAGCCAGGGCTACGCCTGGTGCGTCATCGGGGACGGCACCAAGCACAAGCCCTCTGACGCCGCGGTGCAGGCCATCCGCGACCACATCGCCCTGGGCATCCAGCAGGGCCACGTCGCGGGCAGCTACATCCTGAGCGGGCACCACTGCTGGTGGCCGTCCAAGCCCTGCCCCGGCGCGTGCGTCTACAACGTCATGCCGCGGCTCACGGGCGTGCTCGGCGGCGGCGTCCTGCTCAACCCCGTGGCGGGGTCCAGCGGGCGCGCGCCCATCACCGGGGGCGACGGTGGCAACTGGGTGAGCACCTGGCAGCAGCAGCTGAATGACACCCAGGGCGCGGGCCTGCAGGTTGACGGCAAGTTCGGCCCCGCGACCACCGCGGCCACCAAGGCGTTCCAGCGCAAGAGCGGGCTGACCGCCGACGGGATCGTGGGGCCCAGGACCATCGCCGCCATGGAGAGCCTGTACCGGGCCCCGCCCCCGGTGGTGCCCCCGCCCCCGGCCGTGCCGATGGAGAAGGGCGGCCTGCTCAGGCGGGGCAGCAAGGGCGTGGCCGTGCGCACCTGGCAGCAGCAGCTGAACGACACGCAGGGCGCTGGGCTCACGGTGGACGGGGACTTCGGCCCCGGCACCGACCGGGCCACGCGCGCCTTCCAGGCCAGGTACGGGCTGGCCGCGGACGGCATCGTGGGAGCCAGGAGCGTGGCCATGATGGAGTCCCTCTACGCCCGCCCCCAGGGCCTGCTCGGCTTCGCCGCCATCCACCCCAGCCTGGAGCCCGAGGAGCTCCTGCCCGAGCTCAGCGAGGAGGACGTGATGACGCCCGAGCACGACCACGGCCCGGACGGCCCCGACAGGGAGGGCGGATGACATGCGGCGCTATGGACTGGACCTGCTGGAGCGGGTGCTGGCGACCGGGGCCCTGACCGGCCTCGGGGAGTGGATAGCGGATGAGCGGCTCATTTCCATCACCCAGACCCAGGGCTGGCGCTTCGCGCTGTTCCTGGCCTTCCTGAGCCTCGTCAAGGGCGTGGTGGCGCGGACCATCTTCGAGCGTGACAGCGCGTCCCTGGCCCCCCTGGGACGCCGCCCCGCGCCCCGCGAGGACGAGCTCGCCCCGCGGGACGAGGGCACGCGCTTCGAGGGGTACTGACGTGAGCGCCGCGGCATGGGCCTTCGCCCTGGCCAACGTCACCATCGCCGCGGGCTACCTGTTCATCACCTTCGCCGTGGCCCCGCACTTCGTCGTGCGCCGCGTGGCCACGCGCGTGGGGTCCCTGGCCTTCTTCGCCACGTCCGCCATCACCCACCTGGAGCTCACCCGCCACACCTTCGCCAGCGGCGAAGTGATCCTGGACAGCCCCTACAACTGGCTGATGTTGGGCACCCAGGTGGTCCAGGCCGTGGCAGTCTGGGTGTTCATCGGGGGGCTGTGGGCCGAGACCCGGCACGAGCCCGCCGACACCCCGAGGGTGCGCGATCATGACGAACCCGGATGAGCCCCGGCGCATGGAGGTGCGCGTGCGCACCATCGGCTCGCCGTTGACGGGCACCATCCAGCGCAGCCGCTTCCGGGCCAACCCCCACGAGACCGCGGAAGCCTTCGGCGCGCTGCTGGCGTTCTTGCTCTACGCCTGGCTGGCGGTGTTCCACCCCTCCGATGACGGCGGCGCGGGCACCGTCGTGCAGGTGTTCCCCCTGGTGGTGCGCTGGCTGTGCTTCGCCAGCTTCGGGATAGGCGGGGCGCTGGTGTTCCACGGGCTGGGCCGCCCCCAGCTGTCGGCCGAGATCGCCGGCCTGCTGGTGCTGACCGGCGGGCTGGCCATCTACGTGCTGGCGGTGCTGGTGTTCCTGGGCCCCAGGGCCGCGGTGGCCGGTGGCCCGCTGCTGGTGGGCTTCATGGTGGCCAACCTGGTCCGCGCCCGCGACCTCGTCCGCAACCGCGACGTCGTCACCATCGACGGGGACGGGGAGCTCCGCGTGACCCCCCACCGTGGACCCTAGCGCCGTCGCCGCCCTCATCGCCGCCATCTTCGGGGCGGGGGGCCTGACCGGCGGGGTGGTGGCCCTGCTCAAGTACCGTGGGGAGTCCACCGCCGTGCTCGTCAGCGCGTCGGGGGAGGTGGTCATCATGCAGAAGAGCATGATCTCCGAGCTCCGCGCCGAGCTCGACCAGGCCCGCCGGGAGCACGCCGCCGAGGTGGCGCGCTGCCAGGACACGGCCGCAGGCCTGCGCCGCGAGCTCGAGATCCTGCGCCGGGACGTGGGGCGCAGCCATTCCCGCCACGACACCCAGGACGCCGTCATCAAGCAGCTGCAGGACGCCCTCCCCGGGCGCTTCGACAGCCCCGACCCCACTCCCGGCCAGGAGCCCGAGACCCCCCCGGCCCCCTGACCGGGGGGTACCATCCCCTCGTAGGATTGGCCTCCTGCTGAGAAGCCCCCCCGGCTCATACCCGGGGGGGTCTTTTCATTGCCCGCACCTACACTGCTGGGGCCTCCGGGGGGACGGGCCGCGAAGGGGAAGGACGTCCTCCATGGGCCTGCGCTCCGACCGCCTGGCCGACCGGCTCGTACGCGAGCGTGCGGCCGTGCGCCTGCTCACCGGCTGCCTCCTGGCGGGGGTGGTCCTGATCGCCCTGGCGATGCGCGCGGGGCCGCCCCA